TGACAATAAACATTATACCATAAACCCTAAAACAATGCAAGACTTTATTGTAAATATTTTAAAAGATATTTCAATAGAATAAAATGTTTCATAAGAAACAAAAATAAAAGAGAGGAAATATCCTCTCTTTTATATTTTAATTTAAACTTGTTTCTGCTATTATTGTTGTTGGTGTAAAAGGTTGTAATCCAAATTTTTCATATGCACAGATCAATTCGCAATTTTGTCCAGCAGAATAATTTTCAAATCCTATATTTAAACCAACGTTATCATCTGTTGTTTTAACAGCTAGATAACCCCAACGAACACCATTAACAAGAAAACTATCACATATTGCTAAAGATAAATTGTGAGTAGGTGTTTTTAATTTTGTAATTTTTAAAAATTGTGCATCACCTTGTGAGCCACCGCCTTGCCAATTAATTATAATTTCCCAACTACCATCAGAAGCACTATTCATTTCAAATTTTTGCAAAGCTTGTGAAATATTAATTAATCCTATTTTATAATATTGGTTATTTTGCATTATATGTGCGTAAGGAGTTGTATATACTTCACTTATTTTATTATTTGTTTTTAATCCGTATGATAAATCATTATCGGGTATATAACTTTTTACATTCCATCTACAATTTAAACATTGAATATTATTTCGTGCAATAGTAGATTGTTGGTCGCTATCAACTCTAATATTATATGCTTTATAATTAGTTACTCCGCTTGGTGGGTCTGTAGGGTCAAACCTACAATTAATTAAACTTGCAACTGCTGATGAATTAACAAGCCATAAAAATTGTGTTTTTAATCCTTCAACAGGTGTTACATAAGTATTCATATAAGAATTAATAATTCTTACTGTGCTATAATTTGTAACTTTAAAACCAGTATTCATACTATCAGTATAACAACAAGTAAATTCATTCCAAATTCCACCCGGACAGTTAATTAAAAATCCTATTGTTTTTTCCATTTCTTCTTTAGTCAAAGCTCTAGTGGAAACTAATAAAAGATGTGCATTATATATTTTGTTTCCTCCACCGCTAATCTGTAAACCAATAACACAAGCTTGAACACGAATATTGTTTAATTCATTGTCATAACTTTCAACTAATACTCCTTTTGTTTCAATATTATTTTCTGCAATAGAATTATAACCTGTAACATTAATATTTTCAACTAAACAGTCACCTGAAATATATGAACTATCTTTTCTTAAATATAAACCAACATTTTTAACGTGTATAAAATTCATATTTGCGATATAAGGAAGTGTCGTTCTACTATCAACAATAATACCATAATTTGCATTAGCACAATCAAAGTAACCGCCTGTAATAAAATTACGAACTAAACCTAATCTAAAATTATTTACTCTATCAGTATTACCATATTCAAAAAAACATTCAATAGCAACATTTGAAAAGAAAATTGCATTTTCAGAACATTTTATATTTACTATTTTATCTAAAGCATTAGAAATTGAAATTTTATCACTAATTAAATATTTTCCATCAGGAAAATAAATTGTGTGATTAGGAAATTTATTAATAATGTCTTTTATTCGTTGTGTATTATCTGTAATACCATCTCCAATACAACCATATTTATTAACATTTATTATATTATTTCCAATAGATATTGCGTATAAGTCATCGTGACCTAAATTTATTTTTGTAAATCCATCAACATTTTCTGCACTTTCTTCTTTAATAATTTTGTATTGATTTTCACAACCATCATTTAAAGAATTAAATCCCATAGTTTTAGCATAACTATTTTCGATTAAATTATCAGACATTTTCATATCATTTACAGTATCAAATCCAAGTATAGCTTTAGTTTTTAAATATGCACCTATTATTTCTTCTAAAGTTCCATCTTGTGCCATTTCATCTAATTTTTTATTAATTTCATTTTGAACATCTAAATTTTCAAAATAATTATCAACATAATTTTTTAATTCAATATATAAATTTTGTAATTCTTCTACAGCATCAGCATTATTATTTACAGCAGGTATTACTGTTTCTTTTAAATAATGTAATAATGCATATAATAATTCTAGATATGACATACTTTCATCAAATGCAAGAGGAATAACCTTTTGACAAAATACCCTAAAAGGTAAAGGGTTTTGAATTTTACTATTTTCTACATTTATCATTATAAAACCACCTTTCAAAAAATCTTATTATAATTTTATATTATTTTTAATATTTTTGCAATTATTTTGCAAAAATTAATATAATCCCATGAATAAATCAGACAATTCATTAATTATTAATAAATCAATATTCATTAAATTTTTCTGTAAATCAGCTAATATATCTAGGTTATATCTACCACCATTATTACCAATAATAGTTTTTAAATAATTATTAGTACCATTAGAATTAGCTGTACCATTAGATGATGAATTATCATTAATTTCATTTTCATTTTTAGTATTATTCATGGTATAATTAGTAGCCCATGTTTGATTTTCTAATTCTATATTATATAAATCACCCTGTGGTGTATCTTGAAACAAGTTTTTATTTTTAGATGTTCCATTTGAATTACTTGTACTTTCACTTTCTGTATTAGTTGTACTTTTATTAGTATTAGTACCTTTAAAATCTTCAACTAAATTTACATTTTTATCAATATTATTTAATAATTGTAATTGTTTTTCATATAAAATATTGTAATAAGGCATTATTTCATTTAATTTATTATTTAAATAAAATCTAAAAAGTGGTGCTGTTTCAAATCCAATTTCATTTTCATAATAGTGATTTAATATTTTTTTATTTAACACATTTCTATAATTTTCATCAAAAATAGGGTAATCAGTCATTTTAAAATCAAAATTATTATCAATTAAAGTTTTAATTGTTATTGTGTAATGTGCCATTATCATCACCACCTTTAAAATCATCTTCATTTAAATCTAATTCTTCTAATACATCAGTATTTAATTTTATTTTAATCTTTTTATCATTATTTTGCAAGAATTTTTTATTAATTAAATCACATGCTTGTTTTCTTGTTTTATAAAAACAATTTAAATAATAAGTTATTAGTTCATTATTGCTTTCAACCTCATCAGTAATTAATCTTTCTTTTTTATCTGTATTAGCATTATCAATACCTAAATAAGTTAATGCTTCATTCCAAATTTCATGTTTATGCAATTCTAATTTATCAATTAAGTAAGGTGCATCTGTTTTTAAAACATTTAATTTATTAGATATATCAAATTGTTTATTTCCAAAAATAAAAGGTGTATTTCCACTATATTGCATATATACATTTTTTAATGTTAATATTGTTTTTGTATCACCTTCAATTAATACAGGTGTTTTTTGTGCTGTAAGGTTAACATCTATAGTTCTTTCTGTATCAAATAACCTATAGGCCATTAATTGTAAAGTATTTATAGTAGGTAATTCAAGTTCATTATTCATAATATATACAATATCATCAAAATCAAATTCTTCATTATAACCTATTGACCATGCTGTAACTTTTGTAGGTAATTCATATATATTTAATTTATCACTAGGATTAACTTTAAAAACTTTCATACCTATTTTTTGTTTTGTTGTATCATTTACAAAACATGCTCTACCTAATTCATAAAGTGATTTTTCTAAAAATCTACTTGCACCAAAACCACAAATATCATCTAAATTTTCCCATGTAAATAAAGATGTTGCAAGTAGTTTTAATCTATCTAAATAATCAATGTATGTTTGATTATTAATTATCATTGCTAAATCTACTTCTTTTTTCATTTTATCACCCCTTATACAATATTATTTGAATTATTATAATTATACATAGTATTAGCATTATGCCATAAAGTTACACCACTATTAAACATATTTCTAATAATATTTAAATCTGTTTGTGGTATATCACCTGTAGCATTACAGTCAATAGTTTTAATATAATTCCAATTTTGTCGACCTGTTATATTAGGTGTTTTTACAATATTTACTTTATAACCAAACATTGAAAAATAATCATCAATAGTTTTTAAATATTCTGTTTTTGCTCTCATTTGTCTTAAAGTATACATATTTCTATTTGCACCCCATATAGCATCACCTGTAGCTTGGCCACCCTGTAAATTAGGCATTAATGATGCTTGATAAAATTGTCCTATTATTCCACCTATTTGACCTGCTGTATTTATACCCATTGATGCAGTATTTGCAACACCTTTAAATTCTTTATCACTTAAAGCACCATTACTATTTGCTGTAGCAAGTGCAGAAATTGCAGTTGTAGCAGGTACTGATGCACCACCTGTAGCAACACCTAAACCTATATTTCCTATCATTAATGCTGTTTGTGTTGCAAGATTTACAGAATTTTGTGTTAACCAATTTGTGAAAGCATCACTTGACCATGCGCATGTAGGATATTTTCCTAATGGTATTGCTTCATCATCATCTGTAGGTTTACCTTTATAATTTTTAGGTACTAATCTACCACTACCACCAATAGTAATACAAAATTGATTTTCAAATACAACATTATCACCTGCAAAATCTTCATATTTATAAATGTTATTATTACCTTGATTATTTGAAACAAATAAATAATTATAAGGATAGACAAAACATTTATTATTTTTAGGTGTAAAATCATTAAAAGAGTGTACTTTTGCAAATGTAGTATTAAATTTTTCAATATTTGTATCATAAGGTAAAGTATACCATGTAAATTGTAATGCTGTTTCACTTTCGTCATAACTCATAGATGCAGTATGTGATGTTAATTGTGGAATATCTACTGCTAAATTAGGTACAATAAATATATTTTGTATATCTTCTACATGCTTGTCCATATTAGTACGGGCAATAAATAAATAAACATTTCTAAAATCATTTAAATTATTAATAGAAAACAAATATAATCTAGTACCAAATACAACATTATCATAAACACTTATACCTGCATATTGTGTACCTTTATTTTTATCTAATACTTCCCAACCTGTAGAATTATCTTTAATTTCCCAATTTGATGCAATACAAACATAATAACCAAATTCATTACCATAAATTGCATCTTCTATTTGGCCTTCTTCTATAACTTCACCTACATTTAAATTTTCATCTATAGTATGAATACCTATTGTATCATCATTAACATGTTCTCTTTCAATAAAGCATGGTTTATATTTAATATCAAAATACCATGTTTGAAATACATCTGTTTCAATAGTAATAGCAGTACAATTTTCATTGATATATTCCATATTTGTAATAAAACAAAAATACCATTTATCAGTAAATCCTGTATTTTTATAAAATAAATAATTACATTGTATAAGATTATCTATATTTTCACCTACTTTAATTACATTATCTTTTTTAATATATGTGTAATTATCATAGGTTTTTTGAATTGTACTATTAAAATAAGTTAATTGTGCATTTTTATTAGCAAATGTTAACTGATTTTTATAATCATTTATAAGTGGCGTTTTACATAAATAAACTTGCCCTTGTGGTGTTATACTTATCATTATTACATTTACCCCTTTCTATTTTAAAATATAAAGGTGGTACATTATGCACCACCTTTTAAATTATTCAGCTGTAACTGTAACAGCAGATGTTCCTGTTAATCCACTTTCTGTACTAACATTTAAATTAGCTGTACCAGCACTTTGACCTGTTACTATAGCAGTATTTGAGCCTGTTTTTGTAACAGTAAATACTTGAGGGTTTGCACTTTCAAAATTAATAATATCACTTGCATTAGCAGGTGTAACTGTAACTGTAACAGTAGTATCTTCACCTATTACTGCACTTGTAGTAGCAGGTACAGAAATTGCTGTAGCAGGTACAGGTTCTGATTTTGCTAGAATTACTGCATTAGCAAATGGAGAAATAGCAAATGTACCCCATGCATGTAAATATTCATTCCATGCCATTACTCTAGCATTATAGAATTCATCAAATCTAAATATATTATCATAAATTTGTAACCATGCTTCATCACAAATTACACCTATAATATTAGAATTTTTAAATCCATCAACTTCTACAACTCTACCTAATAGTTTTGCATTATCTATATTAAATGCCTGTGCTAATACATCAACATCAACATCACCCATTGCATCACTATTAACTATTAAACATATTCTATTTTCATCAGTCCATGTTTTAATTTTTCCTCTAGCACCACTAAATTTTGAATATGCATTATATTCAATAGATGGAAATGTTAATTTTTTATATAATTTTCTAGCTTGTTTTACAAATGCTTTTGCATTAGCTTCACTTAAAGAAGGGTCAGCAACCACTTGAACTATAGCTTTATTATTAGCATAAGCACCATCAATTAAATCTTTTGTATATTCAAATTCACTAATATAGTTACCAGAATATAAAGACTGTGTTATAGCAGTTACATAATCATTAAATTTTTCCCATGAAACAAATGCACCTTGTAAACCTTCTCTAGTTATAGTTTTTGTATATAAGTCTTTTCTATTTCTTCTATAATATGCAACATGTGTATCAGGGTCTGTTATTGTTAATAATTTTGCCATTGCTGTATTTGAATATTCATATTGTTCAGGTTCAGCAGGATTTTCAAATATTTCTTGAATATCTGTTCCTAAAGGTACACTACCTTTTTTAAATATTGCAAGTGGATTAGAAAATGATTTATTTCTAACTATTGTTAATGCAATTCTATTAATTAATCCATTAACAAATTCATTAAGCATAGGTTGATATGCATCATTGAATAATATGTTTGAAATCGATAAAATGTTATCTTCTGTAGCACTTGGTACAGTATTTACAAATGCTTCTGTAGCATTATTTCTAATAACATTAAATATTTTCATACCTTTTGTAGCATTACTCATCTATAATATCTCCTTTCTCATCAATGACATCTTCTATTTTAATTTCTTCTTTGTCATCTTCTTTTTCTTCTTTTTTGCCATCATCTTCTGCATCTTCTTTATCAAAACCTATTTTTTGAAATAAGCGACCATTTACTTTTAATAGTTCATCTTTATCAGCTTTTAATTTATCATTTTCTGTTTTTGTTTCTTCTATACTATCAATAGCCATATTATAGTTACTTATTACATTTAATAAATATTCACTAATTAATGCAGATGTTGTTTCATCTAGTCCATCTTTAATTTTATTGACTAGCTTTTCAAAGTCTTCTTTACTTAACATAATAAATCTCCTTTCTATATTTATTTAATTTTATTATACCCTAAAATAAAAAATTTTGTCAATATTATTGACAAAATTTCTTTTATAATTTACAATATTATTTTTTATTTCTTAATTTTCTTGCATATAAAACCCATTTAAATTTATTCTTTTTTCTTGTAAATGATGGTGTTGGAGGTATACCACCCATATAAATAAACCAATTTAATGCATTTTGCATACGCACATCATAATGATTAACATTAGGATCATAACTTGGCCTTTCATATCCTGCCATAAACATAATAGCCAATTTATCAGCAGGCCAATTCATAGAATTGTCTAAAAATTGTTGTCCTGTTATTCCTATCATATCACTTGTAGCACCACTGTTATAATAATTCTGTATAAAAGCCTGTGATGTGTACCACTCACCAACACCACTTTGATTTAATATTTCAGCTTTTATTACTTGTATTTGCACATCACCATCATTATAAGGTGATAAACCTAATGCATTACAATGATTTTGTAATACAGATACGGGTGTCCATTGCACTAATCCATAACCCTGACCACCTACTTCTTCTCTTTCAGGATTAATACTACTTTCTGCTTGCATATTTCCTAATATTCCTGCAATAGTATTATCATTAATGCCCAAATTTCTATAATATGAAATAATAATATCAGCATTATTTTCCATTTCAGCCTGTGTTAATGCACCCTGTCTACTTATCCATGCCATTTATTACACCTACTTTATTATAATTTTTTGATTAGGATAAATTAAATTAGGGTTTTCAATATTGTTATCTTTTGCAAGTTTTTGATATGTGGTATTATATTTTTTAGCAATTCCTGATAATGTATCACCTTTCTTTACAATATAAATTGTTTCTTGTGAAACATTATCTGTTATTTCTTGTTTTATTATAATTTTTTGATTAGGATAAATTAAATTAGGGTTTTCAATATTGTTATCTTTTGCAAGTTTTTGATATGTGGTATTATATTTTTTAGCAATTCCTGATAATGTATCACCTTTCTTTACAATATAAATTATTTCATGTGAAACATTATCTGTTATTTCTTGTGAAACATTATCATATTTTGTCAAATTATTGGAATTAATAATACTCATAATAGTATTAATATAAGTAGGAGATGTAGCATAACCACCATTTTTAATAGCTGTTATACACTCCAAAGGTGAAGATGCAACACATGCTTTTCTATATCTTTCACTTCTAGTAATTAAATCAAAATAATCACTAATGCTATCTTGTAAATTATCATAAGCTCTAAAACATGAATCAATAGTTGTATATGATGCACCATCATAACACTCTTTTGTTTTGCTATTATATACTTTACCTTTCCAACTTGAAAATGCTTTTATTCCAAATATTGCATTAGCTTTCATCATTATTTGACTTTGACCCCATGCACTTTCACATATTGCCTGTGCTATTACTACACTATTAAATAATGGATAACCTCGTCTTTTATTTTCAGCATCTACCATAGGGGCTATTGTAGGTATAAATTCATTTTTTTGCATCTTTTTTCACCTCACTTTTTATTATGCATTTTTGCAAATTAAAATCTTTGGCTTTACCAACATAAACCATTATAAGTTTTTTCATGTTTTATTCCCCCTTATCTCTTAATTGCTTTAATACCTCTTTCAATTTTGATGGTAGCTTTAAGCCTGTACTAGATACATTTTCTAAAATTGATATACCTTCATTAGATACAAAAAATAAAATAACTATATCTCTAATTGCAGGTATACCAATTTTATTTTGTAATAATACACTAACTGCTACTACTATTAGCATTGTAACTTTTTTAATTATTCCTTTATATCCTATTTGTGATGATAATTTTTTATTATATATTGCAGATAAAACACCTGTAATATAATCTATTACCATAAATGCACATAATGTAATAATTAAATTATCTAATCCACCAAATAATATTGATAAAAAAGCACCAATGCTAGTACATAAAATTGAAATGTTATTAAATAGTTTACTCATAATATCACCCCTTTTTTATTTCATTATAACATAAAATAAAAAATAGGTATATATTTTAATTTATTTTAATAATAAATCTATTCCTGTAATTTCTTCATACATAAAATGACATTGTCTTAATTTTTCATTTTCTTTTCTTAATTTATCAATTATTATAGCTTGTCTTGTATTTCTTGTTTTTAATTTTCTAATGTGAATAAACAAATCATGTATATCTTCATAACTTAAATATAAACAATATTTATTTGATTTTTCAAATTTTTCTTTTAATTTTTCAAATTTCATTTTTATTATCCTTTCTATTCTCCTTGATAAAAATAATTATTTGCTTTTGCAACTAACCATAAATAAAATAAACTAATAATTTTTAAAATAATAGAACTAATTGTTATTTTTTCTGTTTCTCCTATTAATATTAAAAATGCGATTAACATTGTTATAAATAAAATTACTTTTTTCATTTTTTATCACCTCTTATTTTATTGTAAAATCTGTATCTACTAAAAGTACTCCACCTTTTACATGCTTAAATCTTAATTTATGCTCTTTTTCTTCATCATCTGCAAGTATTTCAAATCCTTCTTTAAAATTATCAAATGTAATATATTTACCTAATTTCTTTGGTAAACCTGCAATAGTTGTATTAATTTTATCTTCTTCATCTTCTTCTATATAGCATTTTTGCCTAATATATTTACCTCTTTTAAATGTGCTTTCTAGTTTCCAATATCCTAATTTATAATCATCTATTAACATAGTTTCTTTTAATTCTTCTACATCTTTTTCATTTAATAAACAATGTATACTATCTGTATCACTATATACATATAAATCTTTGTTATATTTCTTTAAGCTATATTCTCTTATATTTTCACTACTTCTAATAATATCTGCTCTTGCATAACTTGTTATAAAACTTGCTACTGCTACATATATTGATTTTCTAATTTCTGCATCATAAAATTTATATTTTACAATTTCAGTTTCTTCATCTAAATATGGATATTTACCCCTAACATTAGGATTTAGCCCAAATTTTCCATATAATGAATTTAGCATTAATTTTGCTATTAAATATAATGCACCATTATCATCTTTTTTAGCTTGTATTTTCTTTTCAGTCCAATAATCAATATACCCACTAAATAACCCTTTTATTGCTTTAAACTTCCAACCATTATGATATATTAAATTTTCTACTTTGTAATTTTCAAAAAATAATTCCAAATCAATATTTGTTAATGTTAATGTTACTATATCACCATCTGTACTTTTTACATATTCATTAGGTACAAATGACAAATTATTTTTTATTTGTATTGATGGTATTTTACCTTCTTTTAATTCAAAACTGCATGATATAGTTTGTATATATAATTTATATAATTTATCTTCTTTATATTGACCTTCAAAAAATATTGGTGTACTAAAAGGTAAATATTCATTTTTCATTTTTGCAGGATACATACTATTTTTATCAAATACTATTCCTGCACCTGTTTCTTGACCTTTATATATATCATTTAAATAGGTAAAACCACCTTTGTATGATTTCCTAATATCTGCATCTATTTCATAAGGTAATTCAGGAAAATAATTATTAAAATTTTTATTCATTTCTTTATAAAATGATATTGCATCACTACCTATAGTCATTTTTGTTAATTTTTCATCAAACATTATTTTTAATGCCCTACTCATGATTTCAACATCATTTCTAATATAATCTATTTCATGCTCTGTTAATTCATGCCCTATTTCTCTTTTAGCTTTATAATCTAATTCTAATTTTCTAATAGGTAAATTAAAATCTTTTGCAATTTTATCAACACTAAAATTTAAAATTTTTAAACTATCATATATTGTAACTTTATTTATATGTTTTTTATTTTTACAATTAAAAAATATTTCAATACTATAAAATTGACCCATATCACTAATTAATGTAGTAAATGTTTTATCTGCTCTTTCTTTTTTATGTTTTATGCATGTATAATCATTTTTAAATAACCAATTAAAAATATATTCACCATCAAATTTTAAATTATGAAAATATAATAAATAATTTTCCCTTTTATTCATGCAAAAATTCATAAAATCATCTATATTATTTCCATAAATAAAATTTTCAGGATTTCCAATTTCACAAATAGCATAAGCCCATACCCTACAATCATTTTCATCAACAGTTGTTTCAAAATCAGCTGTAAATTTTCGCATCTATTTTGCCTCATCAAGTATTACATCTAATTTATCATATAATGCATCATATAATTCTATTACATCATCTTTGACTGCAAGTAAATTAACTCCTGCCTTTCTTTTTCGTGATTTTGGTGATATATTGTAGTCTAATATGGCTTTTATAATTTGGTCTTCATTAAATAATTGTGTAAATTTTTTACTATCTAATTCAAGTAATTTTTCTTTTATTTCTTGTATTTTATTTGCATCATATCCATAAAATTCACCTATTTGTGATAAACTTTCTAAATAATTACCCATAAAAATATTATCATAATATCTTGAATTTCTTTTACTTTTATTAATTAATTTTTTATATAAAATTAAGTGTTCTTCATCTAAACCTGCTAAATGTTTATTTAATGCTTCCCTTCTTGCAACTAGATTTAAATAGTTTTTATCACCACTTTCTGCAAATGTAGTATCTTGTTTTTCTCCACCAATAAGGATTTTTTCAGTTTTTAATCTGTTTATTTGTCTTGTTAATCTTGCTTTAATAGCTCTACTTTCAATTTTTATGTTTTCATATTCATAATTTGAAATTCTTGCACCACTTTCTAAAGTAATAATATCTTCAGCACCTCTTTTAGAAAATCTTTGTAATTCTTTTAATTTCTTTCGTAAATCAGTTCTATCATAAATATTTGTTAATACTTCCTGTTTTGTTACTTTATTAGGTAGTAATAATTCTCTATCACTTTTTTCAAGTCTAGCTATTTTTTGATTAAAGTTTTTAATCGTTCTATTAATTTCTTGATTTAATTTTTTATCAAATCTAATTGCCATTATTACCACCTCTTTCTTTACATAACTATATTAACATTAAATGAATAATATTTTAATTCTTGATTTTTATAATAAACTAAAAACCCTCTTTTTTCTATCTTTTTATATAATTCTATTAATATTAAATAATCTGCAAAAATAGAGGTTTTATATCGAGCAAATAATTTATCATTTTCATTTTTTAAATATTCTATATATCTATTTAAAAAATTATTTAAATAAAATTCACTTGAAAATACAAATATAATATCATCATATTTAAATTTAAATGTACTTTCACTTAAATTATTATATATAATATTTGCCATTTTTCTACACCCTTTCTTTGCAGGGTGGCCATATAGACCACCCTTTTTATTTATTATACTAAAATTAATGTTAAACTTTGCTTACCATTTCCAATAGGTTTTTTACTAACTTTTACTTTTAATGGCTCTTTCCATGTTTGAGGTAAACCATATATACCTATTATCTTTTTCAATACATTATAAATACCATAAGCACCTGTTGCATAAGTTTGTCCATTTTCATCAAATAATATAGTTCTATATTTTGTTTTTAATTCTCCTGTTTCTTCATCTACTACTTGTCTTTGTTCAACATAAATATCTTTAATAAATATTTCTTGTCCTATACAATCATTTAATAATACATCACAACTTTCTAATGTATTAAATAATTTTTTCTTTTCTTCCTCTGTTTCTGCTACTAATGAGCAAAATACATTTTTTTGCACTCCACTAAATAGAGTTAATCCTGTTTCTTGATTTTCCATAATAATCACCTTTAAATCCTTTCTTTTTTATTTTAAATTTGCTAATGTTTCACATATAGCATTATACACTACAGTTGCTGTTTGCTTTTCATTATCTGTAGCTTTTGAAACATCTTTTGGTACTTTTACAGTTACATTAGATGTTTCACCATCTTTTTCTTTAATTTCAACTGATATTTTCAGCATATATTTTCACCCCTTTCTTAATTTTCTTCATTATATATTATTTTTATTTTTTTGTCAATAATTTATTCAAAAATTTTTAAAAAATTTTTTCAAAAATTTTATTAACTTTTTATGTAAAATAAACTTGCATTTTTATTTATTTTTATGTTATAATATAAATGTAGCAAATCGCTACAATTAACTTATAAATGTGCGTGTTTATTTATTCAAATAATACTAATTATTATATACACCATCAAGGTGAAGAGCCTGTATATAATATTTTCTTGTGATAAAGTGGTATTATATAAATAATTCATGCACATTTTTTAATAAATGAGGTGATTAAAATAGATACATCAATTTTTCTAGATTATAATAAAATATTTGCATATAATGCAAAACTTAATTTTATAGTTACTGAAAGAGGTCTAGGCAAATCTTTTGGTGCTAAAGATTATGTTACTAAACATTTCAAAAAAACTAAAAAACAATTTGTATATATTAGAAGATTTAAAACAGAATTACATGAAGCATTATTTAAAGAAAAACAACCTATATTTTTTAATCAAATAAAATGTAATTACCCTAATGATGAATTAACTAACACTAAAGAAGTATTTAAAGTTAATGGCCAAATTGCAGGTTATGCAATACCTTTATCTACTGCAAATATTTTAAAATCATCAACTTTTGAAAATGTAGATACAATTATATTTGATGAATTTTTAATTACAAAATCTACTTATCATTATTTACCTAATGAAATTATACAATTTGCAGAATTACTTGAAACTATAATTAGATTAAGACCAAATATCAAAATATTAATGTTAGGTAATGCTATATCTATTACTAATCCATATTTTGAATTTTTTGGCTTATCTTTACCTTATAATTCACAATTCAAAACTTTTAAAAATGGATTAATATTAGTACATTATTCTAAAAATGAAAAATATCGTGAAGTAAAAGCTAAATCTGTAATGGGTCAATTATTTGCAGGTACAGATTATGCAAATTATGCTTTTGAAAATGAATTTTTAGAAGATAATACAAATTTTATTCATAAAAAAACACCTATTGCAAAATTTAATTTTATACTTAACATAAATAATAAAAAATATGGTGTATGGACTGATTATAGACATGGTTACATGTTTATTAGTAAAGATTATGACCCTAAATTTAATATTACATTTTCAATTAATAATAATGACCATAATGAAGATACTATTTTTATTAGAGTTAGAACATCACCATTTTTTAAATCACTAAT